ATTCATTGCCGAAGCCTGTGGTCTTAATGAGGGACTGGGAGTGAAAGGCCAGTGGGGAACGCTTCAATCCATGGAGACACGCATGCAGTTTCTATCAGACCCGACACATCGGATCCGATTCGTTTATACCCCCAAACACGCTTCCTGGTTAAATCAAATTGAATGTTGGTTCAGTCTGGTCTCCCGACATTTGCTCAGGCGGCTTTCCGTCAGCAGCAAAGCGATATTACGGACATGCATTTTAAAATATATCGAATATTACAACCGGGTATTAGCTAAACCTTTTAAGTGGCTTTACCGTGGGAATACAAAGTGATGTCATTAATTGCAGAATACACCACTAGAAGTACCTTGGCGTGATGAGGTTCTTATTTCGAGAGCTATTTTTTCTGCCCTCCAACGACAGGAACAACATTCACTTTTCGATCATACCGTGCCGTTTGCGTGATATTTTTATGCCCGGATATTTGCTGTTTTTCCGCCAGTGGCCCTTCAAGATCTGAAACACCTTTTGCTTTCAAATCATGAAAGGTGAAGTGAAAATCCAACTCAGGAAAATTTTGAGCCGCCTGTTCTCTGGCTTTTCGCCAACGGCTGTTAAATCCGTCTCTGGCATATCGTGTTCCGTTGCGTTGATGTAGAACGTAAATACTGCTCATACCTTTATCTATGGGTAACGTTTTACTGAGTTCAATCGCGTTATGTAATCGTTCTGTCCATGCTTTAATTTGAGAAACGGACGTTTTACTCTGTTTAATAAATATGCCGGTGTCGTTGATTTGGGCATAGGTCAGTGCCAAGATATCGGATTGTCTGGCGCAACATAAATATGCAAGCTCCATCGCAACCTGAACGACTGGCGGTGAGATGGAATAAAGTGCGTTATATTCCTCATCGGTAATATAGCGGTCGCGTGCTTTTTCTTTGAATTGCCGAACACCTTTACAAGGATTCCTCTCAACCAATCCCCGTTCATACCCCCAGCCATATACCCGTGATAGAAAATTCTTTTCCCTGTTTGCTTGTGTTTTACTTTTCATTCCGCGCTTATCCATATACTTACGAACGTGCTCTGGCTTTACATTATTCGGGTGCATTTTTCCAAAAACTGGTAGAAGTTTTTTGGAGTTTTTCAAGTAATCGCTTTGGGTCTGCGGACTGAGATCAGTAAAGTCGGGTGAACGGAAAAAAGCCTTAACTAGCGCAGCCAATGTTTCCTCGTTTTTCTCTTCAGCCAGCATCTTTTCGTAAGCTATCCAGACTTCAGTTTGAGTCGCTGAAAAATCACATAAACGAATAGTCCGGCAATCTGGGGTCTGAAACTCATACGCAGACCGCCCCCGCCGGACACGTGGGGGCATCCAATTATCCGCTGGATTATTACGTTTTCTAGCCATTAGTCTAACGCTCCAAAGTTAGGTTCTTGGACAACCTGCGTGGTGGTAGCTCTCTGTGCTAAAGGGTTATTGAAATGTTCCCATGTTGTTCGAGGTTTGCCATCTTTGCGGATAACAAAGAATATACCGGCTTCTCTTAAGGCTTCGCACTGCTTAGAGGGGATTAGGTATCCCGTTAATTCTATGATATCTGCGTCACTGATAATGCCGCTTTTTGCATTCATATTGACCTCTAATTTACAGATAAGAGAATACTTACTTCCTCTTCATAGCTTCTAATAAAATGTCCTGAACTTCGCGTTTTGAATTGCGTCGCTCCATGACCTGCTCATCTACCGTACCGGTGGCAATAATGTGATAAATGAATACTGGGCGGTTGTACCCGGCTTGAATCTGTCGAGTAGGGCCGATGCGTTCAATGATTTGTTGGTACTGTTCTAAGTCCCACCAGTGAGAAAAGAACACTAAAATATTGCCGCCGTCCTGTAGATTTAAACCGTGTCCGGCACTGGCAGGGTGCGCGAACATTACGGGGATTTTCCCCGCGTTCCAGTCGCGTAAAGTCTGCGGATCTGAATCAAGGTGCCTGCCTTTGGGAAAGGCTTTCAGTAATCTGGCTAAATCGTGCTTCCAGTGGTAAGCCACCAGCACGGGCATTCCTCCCGATTCAGCAATGATACTGTCCAGAGCCTGTAATTTAGCGTCATGCAACTCTTGCCAGTTGCCGTTCTCGTCGGTATAGATAGCACCGCTGACGATTTGTAAGCATTTAACTGTCTTGGCTGCTGCGTTTAACGCTTCGACTCCTATACTATCCAGCTCCATGAACATCTCTTTTTCCATTGCTTTATATTGCTGGCGGACTTTGGCAGGTAGATCGACATGGATAACGTTATGGATAGGCTCTTCAATATCGAACCAATCAGCAGCATCAAGGGCGATAGTCACATCGTTTAAGGCTGTTTGCATCTGTTCCTGAGCAAATGGCCACGGCTCTAACTTCACCCATTGCTGACCCGGAAAGCGGATGCTATTGAACCAGCGTGAAGTAAAAGCACTGTACGTCCGGCCTAATCGTTCACCCTGATCGACAAACCATGCTTGCCCCCATAAATCGACTAAACCATTCGGGGATGGTGTACCGGTGAGATTAACCCAGCGGCGAACATATTTATGAGCAACCTTTGCCAGTGCTGCGGCACGCTTGCCACCTTTACGTAACCGAAATGATTTAAGTCGTGTACTTTCATCTGCGATGACGGTAGCGAACGGCCATTTATTTCCTAACGTTTCCACCAGCCAGACAAGGTTGTCATAGTTAGTAGTAAAGACACTGGCATTGGTATTTTTGAGCGCGTCCATACGCTCCTTAACACTGCCAATAATTGGCTGAACTTCGATATTGTGCAGATGATTCCACTTAACCGCTTCGTCAGGCCATGTGGAGCGAGCCACACGCAACGGTGCTAAAACTAATGTCGGTTGTGTTTCGACACCCGCCATGTACAGATATTCCAGTGAGGTGAGTGTTGCTACGCTTTTTCCCATACCCATACCTGCCCAGACATTACAACGGGAAATATCGAGTTCATGATTGATGATCAGGTTTTGGTAGGGGTGGGGTGTGAATGGCTTCATACTTTGCCCTTAAAACTGGGGTAGATATAAAAAACCCTGCTTGTGCAGGGTAGGGTATTTATCGTTTGTCTTCTTCGGGTGTCCACATAAGCCCACATTGATTACATGACCAACTGTTATTTTCAGGATAACGTTTAAGTCCATAGAAATTACAAAAAGGACATGTTTTAGGTTTGTAGGCTTCTTTTATGGTTTTCTTTGGTAAATTTGTATCGCTGTTTGACATACTACCTCCTTTTCTGAGGTATCCTATGCCATATAATCGATAACGTGATAGGGGAAGTTGACGTTTATATTGAGGGTTAATCAAGGAACAGATTCTTTATTTTCACTCGCCCCCCTTATCTTATAAACTGAATTTTGAGTTTTGATATACCCGTCAGTTTTATAAGTGTCAGGATTAACTACTGGAGATGTTATTATTTCTTTTCCATCTTCGAATCGTTTTTGGCTATCATTAAATACCCTGCCATATGCGATAGCTATATTTTCACCATCATAATTCTTACCTTGTAAAAAATGTGTTATTTCTATTTCAGCAGTGTATTGATATGTTCGGTTGTTAATATACGTAGCTAATGATGGCTCGTCTTTATAATCATTATTCATAAACAGTTTCCTTATTTTATTTTCTTAACTGGATAATTACAGCCAATCATTTGATGGAATACCCACGGAGCAAATTTACCTAAACCTATTCCGCTCCATTCACTTAAATTCCAAACTTGCAACCAAACCCAGCGCCATAGGTAAGAATGGCGGATAGTGTTCATGGTGGTATTATCTCTTATAAAATGTCATCCAATGTGTATATCCGCGCTTACCTGACGGATGCCCAATAACCGGTTTAATATCTGTCAATGCCAATATTTCACTGGTTTTAATTTGAGTTTCGTTCCATTTAAAAATTAATATTCGCTCCGGCCTCAATACCCTGAATGCCTCCAGAAACCCATTAGCCAAATCATCGCGCCAATTATTTTTATCCAATGCACCGTATTTCTTACGTTGCCAGCCACTTTCACCCGCACGAATTAAATGCGGCGGGTCAAATATCACTAAATTAAATGACTTATTTTCGAATGGCAGGTTTCTAAAATCGGCTATTAAATCGGGATTGATATTTAACTCCCTGCCATCACATAAAATATGTTGCTCTCTGCGAATGTCACAAAATAAAACATCAGGATTGGATTTATCGAAATAGAACATTCGGGAGCCGCAACACATATCTAAAATAGGTTTATCCAATGATTGCCTCCACCTTTTTGCTATCCAAAACAACGACCGTTTGCCCCAGTGCTCTGAGCCGTTCGTGCTCCCGTAATTGGTCAGGTCGGGGCTTTTCGCCCGGGGCTTTACACTCGACAAACACCACACGCCCATTGGGTAAAACAACAATACGGTCGGGCACACCCCGCCGACCGGGAGATACGAACTTATAAGCTATGCCACCTGCTTTTTTCACTTCATTGACTAAATGTCTTTCGATCACGTCTTCACGTATTTTCATTTAATTTATCCCTGTGGTATTGCTTTAAACAAAATTCAGAGCGAATTTCTGCCCATTCAATATTCAAGGTATTGCGGGAATGGCGAGCGGCTTTATTCCAGACTTTCGACGCCCGTAAATAATCGCCCTCGTGTTCAATGCGCGCGGCCTCGCGCGCATAAATCTTATATAACGGGTTGTCTCGATATTTAAATGACATAGCGTTATCTCAATGACGAGGGCAATTACAACTTTCAGAAAAAGCTAAGGCCAGCGGTGACGGATCATTGGGGTGTGAAATATGATCAGTGTGGTAGACTTTTTTACGGTACATGACAGAAAAGTCGTCACCCTGTTTTTCTGACATTAATAAAATCCCCGTTACCGTGCGGCTGTTAAAAGAACGCCCGTCGCGGGAGGTAGTTATAGTAAAACAACATTTTTCACCTACATTAACTTTCTTTGACTTGCCATAATAGCCGCCGCATATTTCACAACGTTTCATAATCTAATCCTTTCTGTATCTATATGATTCAAACCCGCCAGCGTTCAAAGGTAAATCTGGTGCCCAGTTGGGATTTGTTGAGAGTAGTGAACTTAGGTGTTCTGGTGAGTAATCAGGGGTGTCTGGTGCTTCACTGATAATTTCATCATGCACCGTTAGTACAATGTCATAACCGGATGCTTCTATACATGGCATGTTACCGGCGAGGACATCACGGGCGGCGGCTTGGGTAGCATTTTCCACCAGCTTTCCGCTGTAGGTTTTCAACCGTTGCCATTTACGGCTGTACGGGTTAGTGCCCATGTAACTGATCTGTCCGTCCTCAAGGCGAGGTGAGGGGTAACATACGGCACGTCCTGACGGTAATACCACACGGAGCCATGCACCATCGCGACGAACCCGTAACTTACGGCAAGGGATAGTGATACTGGGTGAACTGATCGCCCTCTTCACCGACTCCTCCAGTTCATACCAGAACGATACCGTTTCAGGGTGCGCGTTACGCCACATACGTTTAAGCGAATCACAGGTAATAAATACCCGTTCGCTCAAGCCGTAGGTATTATCCTGCTCGACGGATTTCTTATACCATTTCAGGGCTTCCCGCTGGATTGATATGGGAATATTGGGTAAAGCTGCCGTAGCCAGTTCATCTAAATCAAGGGCGTAGGTGAGGGCGAATGTCACAAAAGCCGCAACACCGCCTCCGAACCCTAAGCCCAATTCCATGACCTTACCGATTTGCCTCTGGTCTTTCGTGACATCCTCTGGCTCGATGTTGAATGCGCGGGCATAGGCCAGTTTATAGAGGTCAGGGCCTGTACCGTTGTCATACTCACCGAAGGCTTTTAATTTCCAGTCTTCCCCTGCCAGCCATGCGAGCATTCGACCCTCGATATTGGACAAGTCAGTAATGACCAGCTTCTTACCTTCCGGTGCGATAATAACGCCACGTATCACTGAACTGGTTAATTCCATGATGTTGTCATAGATGAGTTCTGCACAATCCGCTTTCAGTGCCTCAATACCGGCGTCAATGGTCGTTTGGGGGAGTGTTGGTCTCAATAAATTTTGGGGTTGGAATAGGCGTCCTGCCCAGCGTCCGGTACGTGACGCCCCGCAAAATTGCAAGGTTCCTCGCAGTCGGTTATCGGCACTAATTCCGTTCATCAACGCCTTATATTTACTGGTGCTGGTGGTACTCGCTTGCAACCGGATAGATAACAGTTCACGTAATGCTAAGGGGATATCTGGATCGCTAATCCGACGTTCTAAGGTACTTTTTTGCATGTCAGGCAGCTCGATACCAAATGCTGTGGTGATATGCCGTAACATGGCATCACGTTGCGTCGCTGCCTGAACATCCCCATCGGTCAGCTTCTGTGTACGTCTTGCCAGTCGTTTTTGCTCCTGCTCCACGGCAGCAACGGCGGATTTTGCCAGTTCCATATCCATATACACACCGCGATCATTAATCTGCTGGTCACGATGCCATAACGCCAGTTCACCCCCCTGATAGTTCCATTTAGGCAATCGCTTATGGACTTCACGCATAGCCTCAATATCCAACCCAGCGTAAGCCACAAATCGCTTCCATTCTTCGGGGTGAGTTTTGCTGGTGGCACGGCGAAGTGCTGAATTTTTAGGTCTGGGCTTACAAAACAACTGAATTAACGCCTTACCTTCTTTATCCTTGGCTTTGTCAGCGGGAATACCCAAGACTTCACACAATGCACCGAGAGCACCCGGTAAACCGTGGGTTAGTGCTTGTACCATCGTGTCACGCCAGCGGCTAATACTCAGGGGTAACTGTGGCATATAATGGCGCAAAACGGTACGGTCAAAGTGGCTGTTATGAGCGAATAGAATAACGGTAGGATCGAGTAACATTTCAGGTAATTCTTTTGGCATGGGCGCTCCGCTGGTCACATCCCATACCTGAGCAGGGTTATTGTTAACCGCCCATGCAAATAACATAATTTCGGCATGTTCGGCGTAAGCGTGAGTACCATTCTTTATCGGTATCTCGCTATAGGTTTCGAGATCGAGCCAGAGTATAGTGTTCATAATATTCTGTTATATTTTGATGAGGGATACATGGGAAGTTCTAAAAGTGGTAAAAGAAAATTTGTGATTAAGACCATCGCTTTTATTGTAATTGTTCTTTTTTTTCTAAAAGGGTATTTAGAAGAGGATGAAGTCCAAAAACGGAATAGAATCTTAAAAACGTATCCTGTTTTAGAAGCATTAAATAAAATAGACCCTCAAAGATTTGAAGTTTTTTATAAACAAGCTTTTTCTTCTGATAATGCAACATCAGATGTGATGATTTCTACCAAATCTTGGGTTAATAGTAATTTGGGCCGTCTTTTAAATTCTGCTCCCGATGAGGCTGTAAACGAATTCGGCGAGCATACTGTGAACATGTTCGACACTTTTTTAAATTTGGATCCCTCAGGTGTGTTTTGCTTTAATGTATTATACCCCGGGGTGGTGGGAAGCCCTGATATACATAATATGGCAGAATATACTAAAGACTTAGCTTTTAAGAGAACGTATTTAAATAGTATTGCTGATTCAATTAGCCAAAATGTTAAAGTAGATAGATTACCTGTAGAACAAGTTGAAGAGGCTATTGCATCAATTCACGTAAAACTGGCTGAAAAATATGGGAATGATTACTATATAGAAGACCCAAAAGAGTTAGCTAAACAACCTGCTTTAGAGTGTAAGTCACGCCGTGACTTCTATACACAATTAATGGAATTAGACCCTCACCTTTCAGCTGAAGTTATTCGTTATCTAAATAAACCTGAATAACACCATTTTTAGGATTGCCCCGTTAGTTATACGGGGCATTTTTTTTATAATCAACTAACTACTTCCGTCGGTAATCCAATTAATGTATTAAGTGCTTCACGGCGAACGGCGGGAACAGGTGCGGCTTTTCCCATATCTTTAGGTAATAATTCGGCAGCCTCCGGCCATTCTTCCAATAACCGCTTGACACTTCGAACTTTTAATAAGACAGCTTCCACATTATTAGTGATATCGGCTCGTTGACTTTTTAATTCGTCGTGCCGCTTTTCTAATTCATAGAATTCATTAACCAACGGATTATCAGCTAATAGGGTGGTATTATCTGGTGTTATTTTGGTTATGTGTTTTCGACTATCGGGATATTTAAAACGCTCACGGGCACCATTAAAATAAGCATAAACACGACTGCCCGCTAGATTGATGCCTACGCAATTACTTCTATTTATAGGTGTGATATTTGTGCGCAATGATTCAGGGAGTTTAGTTGTCAGCTTTTCTATTTCGGACATAATATCTTGTATGCCCTGTTCCATATTTTTACCACCGATGGCTTCGATTCTTATTTTCTCAGCCCAGTCAGCTCGGTCTTGAAATAACTTATCTTCTTTCTCGAATATACCGGCTTTAGTCAGCGCATTTGTAACAATCAAAGATTTTATATCTTTGGTTAATATTTTCTGTGTCATGGTTTTTTATCCTGAAAAATGCCCCGCTAATTATGCGGGACAATTTAGTTAGCTAATTAATTCTTCGAAATCTGCGTCTTCTGCACCTTCGCTCAGGTCATCAAACTCGTCCACTGACGCGACCCCACCGCCTGCGAATGCATCACCATCGCGGAAGAACTGCACCCCGCCGAGTGAAGCCGAGATACCTTTACCGTTGTTATCGTAAGCAAAAATACTGATGGTGGCGTTAACATAACAGCCGGAGTAGGGTCTGCCATCCTGAGCGGTCAGAGGTGTGCGGTCACGATCAATTACCAATGGCCTTGCTTTGTTACTGGCCGAAATATACATGTGGCCTGCATAACCATCATAATCAGGCTTATCATCCCCATCACGGAAATTAAAGCGCATGTTATTGCCCCGGATGGTTTTCAAAATGCCTGCGGCTTTAGCGCCCCATTTATCGGTAGCCACTTTGAGGATGGCAGCTTCTATTTCGGCAACTAACTCTTTGCGCTCTTTAGGAATAAGGAAATTTGAGCGGTATTTAAAATCGCCTTGACCATTAACTTGTGTTGCTTCGAATAATTCAGGGAATGCCAGACGCACGTTTTTCAAACTAATTTTCATGGTTCTACCTTTTTATTGTTTAGATAAGATCGGCAACGAGCGCATCATCGGATACGTCGTCAAAATCATTTATAGGGTTGATGTCCAGTGCTGGACGAGGGTCAGATTCTGATACTACGGTAGGCTTACCGTCAGTCCGTGTGATGAGTGTTTCCAGTTTGGCCCACTTCTTCGGATACTCTTTTTTCAGCACCTTTTCTGCCTGCGTTGGGCTGATTAACTTCTTGGTGTACATCTGGTCTTGCTTGAGTTTGAAGCCTTTTAACATCGCTTCGGCGTCTGTTTCGATACCCCAAGCCCGGTTACCTTGCTTACCTTCTACCAGTTTAAAGCCGGGGACGGGATGGCCCGCATTGAGTTCATCACTGACTCGAATCCGAACGGCCTTGCACCAGCCTTCGACAAAATCAACCTGCGCATATTTGTCTGCTAATGTCAGGCTGTCGTAGTGGGGTACTTTTTCCTTTGCGTTCTGTAACTGAGGCTCTAACGGCTGGGTCAGATCGTCAAAGTCATCCAAGAGGGTATTCATCACATGCTGGGTCAGGGCTTCACAATTAGCTTTCGCCTTACAAAATCGACATTGTTTTTCGCCTGGGGTGAACGAATCCTGGGGTAACGTTTCGACACCTTCACATTGGGCAATATTGAAGGTGACAATGACTAATGCAGCGGCTTCTTTGGCTTGCTCGCCAAATTGCCGTAAATCTTCAACGCTGACCGACCATTCTGAAACGTGGTTCAAGCGTGGCTGGTGGATGAACAAGCGCACGGTCTCAAATTCATACAACATCTCAAACTGATCCAGCGCACCCAATGCGTATAGCATCAATTGCTCGTTACCCTCCGCGTAAACCTTCACGCCCTTACCGTATTTCAGGTCATGAATTTGTAGCTCGTTACCGTTAATAATGATGGCATCTGCTGTACCGAAAGATTTCTCGACCCCAATCACATCAGAAAAATCGACACGCTGTTCGATCATCAGCTCATTACCTTGAGCTAGCCCCCAGACCGTTTCAACGTATTGCGCCACAGCTTCGGCCATTTCCTCATTAACCCGTGGAGTATCGGGCTTGTGCAGAACATACTGGCCTATGTACTCGTTAGCAGTTTGGCCCATGGTAAAGGGCCTGTCTGCCAGTGTTGGTTTCTGTCGGTTACGTAAGACGTTTTCCGCGAGGGCATGCGCCGCTGTACCTTCAAGTGCGAACGGTGACGCGGTATCCTTTATTCCAGCTTCCATCGCCAGACTACCGTGGCAGTGCAGCCACCTATGCGCTGACGATGGCGAAAGACGTGCATGTACTTCCGGCATGTCTAACCCTCCAATGCAGCTTCGGCTAGCCGAATGACTTCGGGGATCTTTTCGTCGGGAACTTGCCCCAGTTTCTTGGCACCATATTTAGCTAAAATGCCTAATGCTTCGTCTTTGTAACCCCCTTTTGCTAGTTGCAAAATAAGCTGCCCAGCTTGCGAGATTAACGCTTGTATGTCAGTGGCTTCTTCTTGGATGTCGGAGTCTTCCGCCTCGTCGTGGCTGGTGGTTGTAGTACCTTCTTTCAACAGTGCTAGCGCAAATTCCCGACGTTCAGTGATACCGGGGATATCGTCCCAGCTCCCCAGCATTTCCAGACACAGATCTAGAATAGTGGCCTTTGTCAGCGTGTTGAGTTCTTGTAACCCCTGTAGTGCCGCATCCAGTGCGTCGGCTTGACCGTTACGTTCTTCTTCACCGACACCTTCGATAACCGCACGGGCTTTCGCCAGTTTATCGGCGGTCAGCTCATAGGCATCATTTTTGAACAAGACGGCAACGGCAACGACCGTTTCTAAATCCAGTGTTTCGATATCAACGGGTGTGTTATCGACTTCTTTTTTAACACTGGATTTTTTCTTTTTATCGGGTTGGTTGATGGGTACGATGTTATCTACCACAAGTTGAACAAACGGTTCTGGGTTAGCTGAAGTAACCATTTGTTCGTCATTTGCTGCCACTAATCGCCTTAGCAAAGGGATTAACATCTCCAGCAGCTCGTTATTTTTAGCCATATGTGTTTCTAAGCTCATTTTTCTAGCCTTTTATTATGAGTACAGAGTAATGGGAAATCGGGTGTTGGGATTACGCTTGAGTTCTTCACATTTCCGTTGCCAGCGAAGACGACGAACGGTATTGCTTATCGGGTACTTGTCTACAGGAATTACTTTCGGTTTCACGGCCTTTAACTCCTCGTTATGCATATCAAAAAGCACACCCAACAGAAATTAATTGCCGGGTGGTTTACCAAGAGAATGTGTTTTTTGATATGGGCGTAAGGGGTACGCCCATTAAGGAGGTGTTATCGTTGAGTCAGGGATATAAGTGCTTTGGCGTGTAGTTCGGCGGCTTCTTGGGTAAGGTGGATTAGACCGCGTTGTAGTCTATCTTTATCAAGGTTATCTCCAGCCCAATAAATATGTCCACAAAAAGCAACTCCCGATATAACTGGATAATAATATTCCTGATCATTCTCTAACGGCTTCCTCACTGGTTCAGGAACATCGTATTCACCGATACGAAAAGGTTTTAACCGATAGTCATGATCGAACCAGAATTCAACAGGCCCACGGCAATCAGACCATTCATCATCTTGGTACTCTCTATATTGGAAATGCTCCCACGGGGAGCTTGATGTTTGTGCAATTGTTGCATACTGCGTCATTAAATCAGCGTGTATGTGCTTGGTCATTTTTATTTTCCTGTACTCAGGTAATAAAAAACCTCGCTTTTTGCGAGGCTGTTTAAAAGGCAATTACTGTTTTTGGTTACATTATTCGACCTATAGTGAGAGCAACTAAAAACAATAAAGACAATATTGCGCATAAAAACTTTATGGCTATCTTTTTTGTTTTAATTGTCACATAAGCAAAAAGCAATCCGGCTGGAATGCAAACAAACCAGAATGAATAACCGAATAACGCGAGTTTGAACAGTAAATATTCGAAGATATCGTAAGCTGACATATTCCCTCATGTATTTTATTGTCGATCTCAGGAATATATCAGAATGCAGCTTGGGTATTAACTATCAATAAGTTTTGAAAAACCCTTCACTAAACTTTCAGCCAGATTTTCGAGTCTTGCTGTTTGATGTGATACTCCTGATGGGTCTGGGAATGGTTTTGCTTCCTTTATAACTATTTCTTTATAGGCTTCAATCACTGCTGTTTGAGCTTCTGGTGGTAGAGCTTGAAATTTAGATTCTTCAGTATTGCAGATGGGATGAATATACGGCCTTCCTCCATCATATTCCGCTAAATCGCATTCCATTAGTTCAGCGGGGGTACGCCCGAAATAATCACCTATTGTTTTCAGCGTAGAGTATTTTGGGTCTTTAACTTCACCTGTTAATGTTCTATGCAATGTTGCCTGTTGCATTCCTACACATTCGGCTAGCCTAGTGACACTTTTTATCTCGTGTATAGCCATTAAATACGATATGTTTTTAGGTAACAGTTCTGTTTCTAAGGTCATTATTCTCACCTTTTTATTGTTAAAGTTGACTCGCCATAGGCCACTTACTAAATGGCCTATAATTAGCCGCTCTAATTGTAGTTATGTTCCTCCTTTTGGTTGAATTTGCGCTCGCACACCCCTACTGCCAGTGTTCCCCGTTCGCGCCCGTTACTCACTCTCGTGCGGAGCTAATCATCCCATCGACCGGATCGCGTCCGATGGTACATCGCAGTACTTCATGCATAGGGGTCTAAACAGTAGGGAGTGTGCTGTTCCGACTTTATAAATTGTTAAAGAGCGTAATTCATTTTATGGTTAAAAAATTCAATAATTAATTTATAAGTTAACTCACATATGAATGTCAACCCAAAATAGAATTATTTTTGCAAAAAGAAAGGCCGCATTTTAGCGGCCATTTTTTATCTAATTGATTTTTATTATATTAATGTTTTATTAGGTCTGGTTTTGCTATACCAGCAACATAGTGGAGGGTTTCAATATCATTTTTAGGGAGGCGAGTAGGGGCGTGGTCTTCGTTGACAGGTATCAAGTGTAAATTTCCATCCCTTTCAAATATAAAAGTTTTGACAGTAACCTTCCCGTCTATTGTTATAATTAAAACTTCATCTCCCGGGGTAACCTCGTGACTCGGTTCTACGACAACAAATTCCCCTTCTTTAATACGTGGCATCAGTGACGCCCCTGTGCACTTAACTGCGTAAGCATTGACATCGTGCGAAGGCCATCGAAGATATCCATTATTCTCTGAGGGTTTCAGTTCTGTATTGTTATCTTCATCGCTAAGGGTGACGTCATTACGTATTGGGATCTGTGGGTATGTATGAGGGTAGTACTCACCCTCTACTTCAATAACTGTTGTTGGTTGCGTATTTTGCAAGTCACATTCAATCAAGTCTATCGCAGAGACTCCAAAATAATCAGCTATTTGTTTTAACGTTGAATATTTGGGGTCTTTAATTTCCCCTACCGATATCCGGTGCATCGTTGATTGCGGCATTTTCAAACGCTTAGCGAGTTCTGTGAAACTGCTAATATCATGTCTATACATTAGGTATCTAATGTTGCTGATTAACATATCGGTGAGTGACGACATTCTTTTTTAGCCTCTAGATCGTTTTGCAATCAAATCACTTGTGCATATTGGCATATTCTAACTTCTTTTAAAATTAAGTTTCGGGTTGAATGTTAATTCAATTTTGGGTATTTTTAATCATACATCAACCTAAAGGAGTTTAAGCTATGTATGATTTTTCACCTCATAAGATGGTTAGAAAATTAATTGAGTCGGGTTTCACGCAGGCACAACTAGCCGAACGTACCGGTGTTAGCCAATCGTCTTTAAGCAGAATCTATATGGGGGAAAGTAATGACCCCCGGTTATCTACTGTTCGTGCTATTGAGCGTTTCTATACCGAGTTTATGAGCGAAAAATAATAGGGCGTAACCATATGTTAGAACAAAAACGCTGGGGGGCGACGCCGGATGAGTGGAACAATTTCGATCTGCTACTTGGTCTTGCGGATAAACTGTTACCTATTGTGTGCAACCCTGACGCCCAAGTGTCCCCCGATTCATCATTGAAAAGCATTGGTAAGACTCCTAGCCGTTACAATAGTTCACGTAAAGTAGCGGGTATTCCCCGTTGGACGGAGAAAACGGCGACTGATTCTGATATCGCGCTGTGGTCGAAAGAGTCGGATTACGGTTTTTGCTTGCGTACCGGTTGGGATGAACTGGCGCTGGATTGTGACAGTGAAAATGAAAATGTGCAGGCTCAGATCCAGGCACTCTTAATGAAAATGTTTGGCAAACTGCCTCCGCGCCGTTATCGCAATAACTCCAACAAGTGCCTGTACATGTTGTCCGTCAAGGGTGAATACCGTAAGCGTATCCATCGTTTGGAAGGGGAGTTAGGTATTATTGAGCTGTTGGCGCAGGGTCAACAGTTTGTTGCTGCGGGGACACATCCCAGCGGCGCACGTATTCAATGGGACGGTGGTTTACCTACTGACCCCCTCGAAATTACGCCAGAGCAGCTAGAAATGCTTTGGTCAGCGTTGGCTGAGCAGTTGCCTGTGACTGATTCGACCACCGCGAATGTTGCCGGTCAGGTACGTGACCTCAGTATTTCTACCCCTAACGCAACTGATGAAACCGCCGACTATCTGGACGCGAACGGCTGGACATTGGATACCGGTAGAAACGGCGAGCGTTATATCAAATGCCCGTTTGCCGATGGTCATAGCATCGAAAGCGACACCACCAGTACGGCTTATTTCCCCTCAAGCACAGCAGGTTTTAAGGTCGGGCACTTCAAGTGCCTGCATGCTTCCTGTGCGCATCGTAATGATGGCGATTTCCTGAATGCTATTGGTTTTGGCATCGATGATTTTGAAGATCTGACAGCGCAGAAAAGTGAGGGTGAATCTGAGTTCACTGATATTGATACGGATATGAGTAGCCACTTTCTGGAAAGGTTTATCTATGTGGTGAAAGGGGACCAAGTTTGCGATCTGTCCCGTCCGCCGTACCGTAGCATTATGGATATGAAGTCCTTTAAAAACCTGATGGCACCGTATCAATTTCCCCCGGTAGGTAAGGGAAAGAAAGAGCCTGTACCCGCAACAAAGAAATGGCTGGAGAACCCGAAGAAGGTCGTTGCGGAGAGCACCGGTTATCGTCCGGGAGAAGGGCGCTTGATTCAGGGGCTTGATGGCTGGCTGGAAATTAACGAGTTCTATTTACCTCCACATCCGAAAGTGAGCAATTTCGAGAAGGCTAAAAATATCTTTCTCAAACATATGGATTATCTGTTACCTAACCCCGCACAAAAATGGTTTTTTATTGCTCGCCTTGCTTGGATGGTACAGCGGCCTGCACGTCGTTGTCCTATCACCACGCTACATATCTCCGTACTACATGGTACGGGGCGAGGTTGGGTTATCCAGCTCATGGAAGCCATATTAGGTTCTTGGAACTGTACCCGCGCCAAGATGGACGTGATTTGTGCTAACCAGTTCCATGACTATCTCTATCACTCACTGTTATGCACGGTCGATGAGGTGAAGGAGAACATCGATAAACGTTATTCGATTAACGATCAGCTTCGAGATTTACTGACTGAACCGCGATTTGAAGTGAATAACAAATACGGCAAGAAAATAACAATGGATATTTTCACCAGCTTCTTGTTTTTTTCTAACCATATAGACGCGCTTTTTTTGCCAGAAGAAGATCGCCGTATTGCCGTGTTAGGTGGTCCTGATTTTTTACAGGATGAAAAATATTTCAACCCATTGTATCAGGCCCTAAAAGATCCTGAGTTTATCGCACAGGTTTATTGGTATCTGATGGCGATTAATCTGGATGATTTCGATTGGCAGCGTGCCCCTGAGACTGAAGAACGGCGATTAATGATAGAGAGTAGCCGATCAGATGTAGACACCGTGCTGTTTGACTTAATTGCAAACCCTCCGGTTGCGGCTATGACTTATCAACAGATAGTGAATTATATCGCTTTGGAAATCGGTCTTGAGGCAGATATCAACCCAAAACGAGTAAGTAATATTCTTCGCAGTAAGGGTTTGAGTCAGGCAAATGCAATTAAGTTTAACGGTAAAAAAGAACGCCCTTGGCTTTTAGCGAAGAATGACAAGGCGAATAGTAATGAACATATTCGTGCTGAACTGGAAAAATGCGAAAAATTGCTAAATGTAGTGTGAAAAAGGTGGCAGATGGTGGCAGATAAAAAACTATCTGCCACCTCGTAAAATACCTATTAAACAATATGTTAAATGTAAAAGGTGTCAGGTGGCAGTTGTTTTAAAGATATACATGTACGCGCACGCACACACACACGCACGCATATGCGCATGTATTTATTTTGAAAGTATCTGCCACCTGCCACTTAAAAACGGCAAAGCTAGAGTTCACAAGGGTTTAAGCAGGTGGCAGTTTCATTTTTATCTGACACCTCACCTGCAACCCAAGGAAAAAATAAGTCGCGAGAGGCCATTGGCTTTTAGCGCTAATAGAGCACACCGGCACGTAAGCGAGACGGCTTCTAGAAAAATAATTTCTCAGTACAACAAACTACAGGACAAAATTCTATGCGCGATATTCAACAGGTTTTAGTTCGTTGGGGTGGATGGTCCAGCGACGCGACACAAGTAAGTTGGTCGCCTGTCGCCGCTGGTTTTAGTGGCCTGCTTCCTGCCAGTGGCGACAGCAGACCGACATGCAGCGATGCTGACGGGCTTATCGTCGATCTGTGCGTTGCACGGTTACAGGCACGGGGAAGAGATGAGGAGCTGGAATATATCCAGCAGCATTACATGCACGGGCGCTCTAAGCGGGAGATAGCCCGTGACCTGCGCGTGTCAGAGAGTTTGGTACGGCACAAAATGCAGGTTGCTGAGAGCTTTATCGCGGGTTGCCTAGATATGCTTGATATTCAATTAGATATGGATTTTTAGATTAAAATTTAAGCAATCAGTTTAAAAACATTAGTGCGCTGCGCAAAACATGTGCTATTGTGCTAAAAATGGTTTTTTGATCCTGAGAAAAGGCGTCCAACATCGGATGCCTTTTCTTTTTGGTGCAAAAACTGAAAAGTAGGCAAAACAGCGCTTACCCCTCAATATTTGCCTGAACTCCAATAGTGGCTATTTGTTAACAAAATGTTATAGATTAAATCCGTTAATTTCGTGCGAGAAGATTGTCACTTTTAGCTGTTTGGGGTGACATTTTAATTGAGTTGAAAATCGCGGGTTCGCCTAAGACTCATTATGTTAAATAGAGCCGTTTTTTAACAAATTATCTATGCCATTGGCTGACCGTTCATAAACATTAAATTCTCGCTAACACGGGGGTGTATGAGACTGAAATAGGTGTGAACGGTCAGCCAATGGCGTATACAGGATTCCAGACGCCTATATGATAAAGTTCTGGGGGTGGTGCGGAAATTACATGTTCCAGTCGGCCACATCACTCAATTAGGCAGGACCACAATTTAGCCTCTGAAAATAAGCAGATTTATACCTGCTACAAGTTACGCTCTGCGTATCCGTTGCCCTCGATCCCGAGGGCTTTTTTTTTTCACATCAAATCATCTAATGGTCACTCCGACAGTGGGGTGGATATATGCGTATGGACAAATACACAAGCCCCACTGCGTACACATGGGGCGCTTTTACAGCGCTTTTTGGGGCACTCTCACTAAACGACTGGGCTATCGTCATTGGCATTATCTGTACGATAGCCACCTTTGCCGTGAACTGGTACTACAAGCACAAGGAGCATACCCGCAATGGCAAAGGGCAAGACTAAGCTTACGGCAGCGGTTATAGGTCTGGTGCTAACGGGTGCAGGCGCTACGGCAATACTCGCTCAGTTCCTCGACGAGAAAGAAGGCAACCGGTTATCGGCGTATCGGGACGCAGGCGGCATCTGGACAATCTGCAGGGGCGTGACCCGAATTGATGGTGCTCCGGTCAGGCAGGGTATGCAACTGACACCGAACCAATGCCGTGACCTTAACGCGAAAGAAGCGGAGCAGGCCATTGCATGGGTCAGAAGCCATATCAACGTGCCACTGACTGAACCGCAGATAGCAGGCATTGCCAGTTTCTGCCCGTACAACATCGGCCCCGGTAAATGCTTCTCTTCCACGTTCTACCGGAAACTGAATGCAGGCGATAAGCAAGGGGCGTGTAATGAAATCAAACGCTGGATATTTGACGGCGGCAGAGATTGTCGACAAACCAAAGGTCAGGCGAACGGCTGTTACGGTCAGGTAGAGCGACGTACTCAGGAATCGGAATTAACATGCTGGGGGTTGGATGACTAAGCACTCTTTGGCGGGCTTGATGTTTCTGTTTGCTTTCATCTTGGCAATTGGTGGTCGTGACGGTTGGGGCTGGTTTCTGTTCATAGGGGCACTGCTGTTATGAAGAGGCTAATCATTGTTTTGGTTATTGCTCTGGCGGGGGCTTCATATGCTGCCCAGCACTACTACTCAAAATATGAGAAACAGAGGCAGGATACCCAAGATAAAGCAACGGAAGTTCAGCAATTAACCGACACCATCAACTACCAGAACACGCACATTGAGATGTTGTATGAACTGGATAGCAAACACACACAGGAACTCGCCCATGCCAAAGCTGAAATCGACACTCTTCGGGCTGATGTTGCCGCTGGTCGTCGTAAGCTGCGCATCAAGGCCACCTGTCCCATGCCAGAAGCCCCTTCCTCCGGCAGCGTGGTCGATGCAACCACCGTCGAACTCACTGGAGAAACTGGATCAATTGTTCTCGATATCCGAGAAGGCATCATCAACGACCGGGCAAAACTGAAGTATTTGCAAGGTTATGTGAAGGCGGAATGTGGGGGTATCAATGAGTAATGTGATAATTCTCGGTATAGATCAGAGTCAATATTTGAGAAATAGAATCTTAGCAATGTTCCACAATTGCGATTACACAACTCCTAAATTTCCATTTCATTTCCACTTCCAAATAGACGGAAAAAAATATGTCTTGAGTGCATTGGAAATTAGTGGATTGCAGGGTTATGTGAAGACTGAGTGTAGAGGAAGATAATAATGGCAAATGAACTCAAACCGTGCCCGTTTTGTGGTAGTGATAACGTGGGAACTGAACACCATTATGATTTTGCTGATAAAGATTACGAAGCGTGGGTTAATTGCTATAACTGTGATGCTTCGGGTTCTCATGCATGTTGGTTTGATGATGTCGGAGAAGCTTATACGGAAGCGATCAAGGTTTGGAACCAGAGAGTGGAAAATATTCAACCCCAGAGCAAATGATTCTGGGGTGTGGGAGTGTGTTAGGGCGGTGTGTCAATGAATGATTTTAGTTACCAAAAGCTAATGGCAGGAATAAGCTTATTACTCTTTTTTCTCGTTCTCACTGTACTGGCTCCCATTAGCTGGTATTTGTCCATCAATGATGGGGATTATTTATCAACCATTATTGGCACGATGGGGTACGTGATTTTTTGTTGCATATGGCTACCCAGAATGAAAATGATTGTTGTCTGGTTATTCTCTTTGGTAAGAAACAGCCCCTAACACTCAGGGGCTTTTATTCCTTTACCCATTCCCCTGAGTGGTTAAAGCAATATCCCTTGCCATCACATCCGTGGTGGTATTTTTGTCTCTGCATTTCACTGCGCCCTCACCGCGCACATAAATAAAAAAAACGTAGAACCTTACAGAAAGTCGAACCTGAGAAAATCCGTTAATGGGTACTTCTACGGGCGGCTTTTCTGGTGAGCAGGTTCGATTTTCTATAAGGAAAGTACCCTATGAAATTAGTAGCAACCAAGAAAGTAATACGGGAAATTACAGGTGATGAAATGAACAAGAAAGATGAAGCAGTAGATGTAATGCAGGAATACTTCCCTAGAGGAGGGTGGGATTATGATGATATCTGCAAGCTATACGATGCCATTGAAGAAGGGAAGATTCCTCATTTGAAAACTGAGTAACAACAACGAGCCTCGCCTTTCGCGTGGCTTCTTTTTATCTGCATTTCACTGCGCACCGAAAGCGCCAATCTAAACATCGAGCCTTTATTTAGGAATGAGCCTTTGAGGAATCAGCTAATGGTTGATGCTTTCCCGATGGGCTGATTTCCTATTTCGGCAAAGGTTCATTACCTAAGTAAGGATAAGCATCGTGAGTACAGCATTAATCATATTGAACGGCGTGAAAATCAGCACCGATAAACAAGGCCGTTATCGATTGAACCAGTTGTTTGTTCTGAAACCAATTACAGAGAGGTCAATATGTCTGAGCGCAGACCGCACAAACCCCGCATCCCATTCTCTTTTAAGTATTGGAGAATAGAAGTATTTATGAATGATGCCGATTACGCCGCTGTTGGTTACAGCAAAACAGAAGAGTTACCACTTTATGCAGGTGATGACAGGTACATTCAGTTATACCAAAACATCAATGACATTGATTCAATCATCATCCCACTCAGCAGAGTAGCAGCTATCAAATCTTATGCGGTGACTGAATAAGCGAGGTAAATATGCCTGAGCACGTACCACCAGTACACGAAAGAGAAGTAGGAATAACCGGACGATTCAGATTCAGGGCGCAAAAACTGACATCACGTCCGGTACTTCAAGTCGAAGTGGTTATCAGAAGAACACGAAGGGGAATCCGCAGTTTTGATAGAACCGATACCACATGGCGAGACGCTACGATACAGGAAGCAACCCAAATTCAATATGGTACGGGGTTTGTTAAACCTGAAGAACCAGAACCAGTTATGAGCGATTGAGATAAGGAACTAACAAAATGACCAGAGGAATAAAAATGACGGCAAAACAGGCGTTGTTTTGTCAGGAGTATCTGGTCGATTTAAACGTTACACAAGCGGCGATCAGAGCTGGGTACAGCACCAATCGCGCGAGTGAGATTGGCTATCAGTTAATGCAGAAGCCCCACGTTATTCAGCGTATTGATGAGCTGAAACAGGAACGTAATAAGCAACTGGGCATTGATGCGAGCTACGTACTGATGCGCCTCGTTGAAATCGACCAGATGGACGTGGCTGACATTCTGGAACAAGACCTGAGCATTAAGCCGTTATCCCAATGGCCGGAATCATGGCGACGGTATTTAAGCGGGTTCAATCTGGCGGAGATGTTCGAAGGCCGGGGCGATGAGCGCGATATGGTCGGGGTACTCAAGAAGATCAAATGGCCGGACAAGGTTAAGAACCTTGAATTGCTGGGTAAACATGTGTCGGTGCAGGCCTTCCGCGAGAATGTCAAAGCCGAACACACCGGCGCGAATGATGGCCCGATTGAGGTGGCAAAACTGACACCGGAGCAGGCAGCAGATGCCTACAAGAAAATGATGAGGTAATTATGCCGGTTCCGTTTCCGTTTGATTTTCGTAACCCTGATTACAACGCAGTGTTTGAATGGCGAATGGAGAGGTTACAACGTATTCGCCAGACACCCACTCTGCTACCGGCGATGCGGACATTTTACCGTGATAACCCGGGGCAATTTATCATTGACTGGGGCATGACGGTCGACCCACGTAATATCGAACGAGGATTACCCGGCCGTATTCCGTTTATTTTGTTCCCACGACAAGAAGAATGGATCGAATGGTTCATGGAGTGCTGGCGCACCCAAGAGCCGGGTATCACAGAAAAAACCCGTGATATGGGCATCAGTTGGCTGACCGTTGCTACCGCCAGTGCAATCTGTCTCTTTAACCGGGGGGGTGCGGCAGGGTTTGGTTCCCGTAAAGAAGAATACGTTGATAAATTGGGTTCGCCCAAGTCCTTGTTTGACAAGGCACGGAACTTTATCAATCTGCTGCCTGCGGAATTCAGGGGCACATGGAATATACGAAAACACGCCCCGCATATGCGGATTATCTTCCCAGATACGGAATCGGTGATCACCGGTGAGGCAGGCGACGGTATCGGGCGTGGTGACCGTGCTTCATTTTACTTTGTCGATGAAGCTGCGTTTCTTGAACGCCCGGAGCTGGTGGATGCGTCACTGTCTGCCACCACGAACTGCCGACAGGATGTGTCAACGCCGAACGGCATGGCAAACTCATTCGCCCAACGCCGACACAGTGGCAACATTAAGGTGTTTACCTTCCACTGGCGCGATGACCCGCGCAAAGATGATGCGTGGTACGCCAAACAGAAAGAGAAACTTGACCCGGTCACACTGGCGCAGGAAGTCGATATTAACTATCAGGCTTCAGTAGAAGGCATTCTGATCCCTTCAGAATGGGTTCAGTCAGCGATTGATGCACACGTTAAACTGGGTATCAAACCCACAGGTATTCGCCGGGGGGCAATGGACGTTGCCGATGAGGGGAAAGACACGAACGCATTTGCATGGAATCATGGTTTTCTGATGCTGGGCATTAAAGAATGGTCAGGTAAAGGCAGTGATATTTTTGGCTCTGTGGAGAAAGTTTTCGGCTGGTGTGATCAGCTCAACCTTGATTCTTTCCGGTACGATGCCGACGGTTTAGGGGCAGGCACACGGGGTGATGCCCGTATTATCAACGAGCAGCGCAAGGCCTTACGGTTAAACACCATCACAGCAACACCATTCCGGGGCAGCGGCGCGGTCTTCGAGCCTGAAGGTGAAGCGGTGTCGGGGGATGCTTTTACAACGCCCCGATTAAATCAGGACTTTTTCGCCAACGCAAAAGCGCAGGCGTGGTGGTCACTGCGCACTCGCTTTCAAAAAACCCATAGGGCAGTGAGTGAGGGACATTTTTATCATCCCGATGAGCTGATATCTATCTCCGGTGATATGCCACTGAAAGAGAAATTAATCATGGAACTTTCACAGCCGACCTATTCAGTGAATGGCGTCGGGAAAATTCTTGTGAATAAAAAACCGGATGGGACGAAGTCCCCTAACTTAGCGGACTCCACAATGATCCTTTACGCCCCGATGGATATCTCAATGGAGATTTGGGAACAATTAGGACGAGGTGCTTAATGGCGAAGAATAATGGCAAACCACAGCCAACCGCCGACAGTTACGAGAACATGATGGCACGGGTGGGGATGCAGACGCCTAACCAACATTCCGCATCGACCTACCGCCCCAACTGGACAAGCCGTAACCGGACACTGATAGAAAATGCGTATCGTTCGTCATGGATTATCGGGGCAGCGGTGGACTCAGTGGCGGATGACATGACCCGCAAGGGCTTTCGTATAACCTCTGAAATCGACCCGAAAGCACGGGGTGTGCTGGAATCGCTATTTGATGAACTGGAGCTGTGGGAAAACCTGAACAACATTATCAAATGGTCAAGGCTTTATGGTGGGGCATTGGGTCTGATCCTGATTGAAGGTCAAGCGCCTTTTACTCCGCTACGCCCTGAAACGATTGGAAAAGGGCGGTTTAGAGGGATACTCCCGCTCGACCGTTGGCAGGTTGAACCTGACCTGAACCGCCGGATTAAAGAAATTGGTAAGGATTTGGGCAAGCCTGAATTCTATCAGGTGAGCAGCACAGGGCGGGGCATTCCTGCGTGGCGAATTCATCACAGCCGGTTAATCAGGTTTGATGGCGTCACACTACCGTATCAACAGGCACAGACTGAAAACGAATGGGGCATGTCGATTGTGGAACGCATCTTCGACAGGCTCACGGCGTTTGACAGCGCCACCACCGGCGCAGCGCAGTTAGTGTATAAGGCGCATCTTCGAACCTACAGTGTTGATAAACTGCGCGAAATTATCGCGATGGGCGGGGCGAGGCTGGATGCGTTGTTGAAACACATGGATATGATCCGCCAGTTTCAGAGTAACGAAGGCATGACGCTGATGGATAAAACCGATGTGTTTGAGACCCATCAGTATTCGTTCAGCGGACTGAATAACGTACTGGCGCAATTTGCCGAACAAATATCCGGGGCGGTGGGTATCCCTTTAGTACGGTTGTTTGGTCAGTCACCTCAGGGTTTTTCGACAGGTGATGCCGACCTTGCCAACTATTACGACAACATCGGTACCCAACAGGAACGGCGATTACGGCAACCTATCCGCCGCTTACTGGATGTGATGCACCGCTCAGAGTTCGGTCAGCCACTGCCGGAAGATTTTACGTTCGAGTTTAACCCGCTGTGGCAGATGTCCGATCTTGACCGTTCCACCATTGCGGTGAACACCGTCAACGCACTAAACGGCGCACTGGATGGCGGCATGATGAACCTGAAAGCCGCCATGAATGACCTGCGCGAAATGGCAGATGTCACGGGTATCGGGGGATCGATAGCGGATGAGGATATCAACAATGCGGAAGATGGTTCACCTCCTCAACTGGGCGAGTTAGGCAATCTCCTTCAACCAACAAATGTTGAAGCAACGGAAAATACCGATTTAAACGGCGCTCAGATTTCCAGCATGGTAGAGATTGTCAGTTCAGTCGCAGCGGGATTGCTACCAAGGGATACCGGTATCCAGATGTTGATATCGTCCTATCGTATGGCACAACAAGAAGCGGAAAGGATCATGGGGAGCGTAGGTAATGGCTTTATCGCGAAAGAGGAAGAAACCGCTGCCGAAGGTATCCCGTCAACCGGAAAACCAGTATCGAACAAGTCTACAGGCGATAGCGCGGGCGGTCGGCGAAATCGTAAAGGGCTCTTACGATGGTTCAAATGATTCAGTCACCGAAATTATGGCTGCGCTGGACAGCTACAGTGAGTTAATCACACCGTGGGCGCAGCGCGTAGCCCAACGTTTTGCGTTGGATGTGAACCGACATAACGAAAAGCAGTGGCGAGAACGAAGCCAGATAATCAGTCAGGAGCTGCGCAATCTGGTAGACCATGCCCCGGTTGGCCAGGTCATGCGCTCTATCATTGACGAGCAAATCAAGTACATCAAATCGCTGCCGATAGAGGCGGCGGACAGGGTGTATGACATCCATAATCAGGCTATTGAAGCTGTTGTGACGGGTGGACGTCATGAGCCGTTCGCGCAGGAAATTGCCAGAACAGGAGAAGTCGCCCTGTCACGGGCAAAATTGATTGCTCGAACTGAGTTAGGCAGGGCACAGACGGCGCTCACGCAGGCACGAGCACAAACCATCGGTTCAACAGGCTATATCTGGCGTACCGCAGACGATGGTGATGTCAGGCATTCACATCAAAAAATGGAAGGGCAGTTTGTTGAATGGGGCAGCCCTCCGATACTGGACGGCCTGACAGGGCACGCAGGCACTCTGCCGAATTGCCGTTGTTACTGTGAGGTTGTCATACCGGAAGATTAATCATGAAATATTTCTTTACCAGCCGTCTGGGTAACACACGTTATCAACTGGCGGATGGTTCCCTGTTGTGTAAAGACGTCCCGATTGCCAGAACTGGCATACAGCTTTATGCCGATTTTGAACTGCCCTATCTTGAGCCAGATGACGATGGTGAAATTGTCGTTGAACGTACGGATGACGAAGTATTCAGTGAAGCAACACTGGCTTCGTTTGAGGGGATGACCATCACGATAAAGCACCCTGAAGATTTCGACGGCAACATCATTTTTGTTGACCCGGATAACTGGCGGGATTTGGCACACGGGCATGTTCAGAACGTCAGGCAGGGTGAAGGGGAACAATCCGATCTGATGTTGGCTGACCTCATCATCAAAGACAAAGAAGCAATCGCGGCAATAGAAAGCGGTTTTGACGAGGTATCCTGTGGTTATGATGCGGAATACCAGCAAACTGCGACAGGTAAGGCCGCGCAGTATCAAATTCGGGGTAATCATGTGGCGCTGGTTCAAGATGCCCGCGCCGGTTCACGTTGTTCAATTGGAGATAGTATGTCTACTAAAACACAAACATGGTTTAAACGTCTGAAGCAGGCGATTAAAACCAAAGACTCTGCTGCGATGGAAGAGGTACTAAGCAGTGCCCCTGAATCCGTCACCGGTGATGAAGGAACGGGTGAAGTGCCCAAGGCGATTAATATCAATATCAGCCCGCAGCAACCTCTGCCCAAAGAAGATCCGGAAATGAAAACCGGTGATGAGCAAATCCCCGAGTGGGCAAATGCGATACTGGCTCGACTGGAGGCACTGGAAGGGAAAACCAAAGATAACGGCACCGACCCCACAGATAAAAAGGAGACGGGGGATAGTGACGAAGATAAAGACGAGAAAGAAGAAAATATTACAGCCGATTCAGCCTACAAAGCTGACCTGATCATACCGGGTGTTGATATCTCAAAACCCGCCAAGCCAACCGCCTTTAAACGTCGGGTACTGGTCAGTGCAGATCAGGCGATGGTGAGAACTATCGTCGGTGATGCTGAAATTAAAAAGCTGCCTAAATATATGGTTGATATGGCCTTTAACGCCGTGGCAGAACTGGCAAAAGGCCGTAATACCCAAGCCACCGGCGATTCATCCCTCAGTAAGTCTACAGGCAATACCATTGCCAACCTGAACAAAGCTAACGCCGAATTCTGGGCAAACAGGAGTAAATAACACTATGACAGCATATTTAAAGCGGATGCCCTTAGGCATTGCCGGGGCGATCTCACGCCCACAGGATATGACCGTGGAACCCGTCTTACTGAATTCACCGGATGCCTTCCCCGCTTACGGGCTGGTGGGGAAATATGATGGTGATTATTTTGTGCCGCTGGCTGAAGGGGATACGGCTGACAAAATTCAGGGGATTTATGTGCGCCCTTATCCCACTGCCAGCATACCGGATAAAATTCAGATTATCGGTACGGGTAACAACTTCACCGGGGATGCCCTGAAACGGGGGTACATGACAGTCAAACTGGATGGAGATGCGTCCCGTATCAAAAAAGGTGCGCCAGTCTATGTGCGGGTGGGTAAACCGACTAAGACAAGTCCACTGGGTAGCTTCCTGAATGATGCCGTAGAGGGAGAAAGTATTTTATTCCCGAATGCGCAGTTCACAGGGGCGGGCGATGCTCAGGGTAATGTTGAAATTTCTTACAAGATTTAAGGGGACTTATGTTTACATTTGACCAACAACGCACCATTGATGCTTCAGGTGCTTTCCTGAAACTCGAACTGGAGCGCCTGGATCAGACTATCAACCTGCCGTTGGCGCAATATACCTACGGGCGTGATATCCAATTCCGTGAAGATGTGACCATTGGCGATGAAATCGCAACATGGACAAACACACAGTTTGCTGCCGCAGGGTCGATTAATCCGAACGGTAAGAACTGGGTTAGCGGTAATGCCACCGCACTGGCAGGCGTTAGCGTTAACATTGACCGTGACGGGCACCCATTAACCTTATGGGGTATGGAATTGGCGTGGACAGTTATCGAACTGGCTTCAGCACAACAGGTCGGTCGTCCTATCGATTCCCAAAAACATGACGGCTTGATCCTGAAATGGAACATGGATGCCGACGAGCAAGTTTACGTTGGTGACGAAAGTCTGGGGTTACAGGGTCTTTTGAACCAGAAAAACGCGAAACTCATCAATGCCCGTAAACCGTGGGCGCAATCTACACCGGATGAAATCCGCGACAGTATTAACCAATTGCTGAGTGAAGCGTGGGCACATTCTGCCTATACGATGGTGCCGACAGATTTGTTGATCCCACCTGAGCAGTATGCGCTGCTTTCGAGCATTATTGTATCGACTGCGGGTAACCAGTCTTTACTGACTTACTTGCAAAATAACACTATCGCTTATCACCAGAACGGTACGCCGTTGAATATTCGCGCGGTGAAATGGGCGAAAGGGGTCGGCACAGCGGGTAAAGACCGTGCAATTGCCTATACCAATGACAAGAAGTTTGTTCGCTTCCCGTTGGTGCCATTGCAAAGCATCCCGATCCAGTATCGCGGCCTGTATCAGATGGTCACCTACTACGGCAAGCTGGGTGCGGTTGAGCTAGTCTATCGTGAAACCATGAACTATATGGATGGCATTTAATGATGAAAATCAAGGTACATAGTCCATTTCGTTTCATCCCCGAAACGGGGGAAGCACAGGACTTCGAAGAGGGGGTTCATCATGTCAGTGAAGATGTGGCCAAACATTGGTTTGTACAGGCACATGCTGAAATCGTGGGTGCGGCGGAAGAAAGCATACCGGCGGATTATGATGCCGAACTGACTGAACTCCGGGGATCCGTAAGTAGCCTGACACAGACGTTATCAGAGCGTGATAAACAGATCACCGAACTCAACCAGCAACTCAAAGAGCGGGATGACCACATTGCCGATTTACTGATACAGGGCGATCAGTCTAGTGGGGGTAAAAATGGGGGCAACAAGAAATAAGCACCTCCCCTCTGTTGAGCAATTCCGTACCGACTTCCCGCAGTTCACTGACGAAACCAAATACCCCGATACTCAAATCCAGTTCCGTTTAAATCTGGCTGATAAGCAGTTGGATGAACATCGGCTGGGGGAGATGTTCGGCTATCTGGTGGAATTGATGGTCGCCCATTACATGGCCTTGTGGTCCGCGGACAGTCGGTCAGCGGCAAGAGGTGGTGCAGGAGGAGCGAACAGCGGGGTGCTGTCTGCTAAATCCGTGGATAAAGTCAGCGCCAGTTATGATACGGGCGCGACACTGAATCCGAATGCAGGGTTCTGGAACAACACTCGCTATGGCTCTGAGTTTTATGAATTGTTGATGACGTTCGGCGCGGGAGGTATTCAGCTATGAAAAGTGGCCTCACTATTAAAGTGAACAAAGCCAATGCCATTCTGGAAGCTCTGAAAACCCTTGGTAATCGTGATGTGCTGGTGGGTGTTCCTGCGGAGAACAGCCCGCGTGATGATGTCCCGTTTGGTAATGCCGGTATCGGCTATATCAACGAATTCGGTTCACCTGCCCAAAATATCCCGCCTCGTCCCCATCTGCAACCCGGAGTGCGATCGGTGGAAGATAAAACCACGGAACAATTGAAACTGGCGGCGGAATGGATACTGGAAGGTAAGAAAGACAAGGCCGAAAAAGCGCTGAACAAAGCCGGACAGATTGCGGTTCAGGGGATTCAGCGTTACATGACTACGCATGATTTCGAACCCTTGGCTGATCCGACAGTTGCCGCACGCGCAAGGCGTGGGCGTAAAGGGGCAAAAGTTGAGGTACAGAATCGGCAGGAGGGAGGCACACCGAATAATGCTAATGCCCGACCGCTGATTGATACCGGCAATTACCGCCGTTCCATTACCTATGTGGTACGGGATAAGGGGGAATAATGGACTTACTTGATGTCACTGACATTTTGTTTGATCCGGATTTCTGCGATACCTCACTGACGGTAAAACGTCGGGGGGTAGGCGTTGACGATGACGGATTTCCGACAACGGTTGATACGGTCACGCCTTTTTCGGGCGTGGTGACGGTTGACCGCTCAGTAGAAGCCCAAATGCGTATGTCAGGTCAAACTGTCACAGGAACGATTCTGGTGATTACGACTGAGCGATTGATTGCAGGAGAAACCGGGCGAGCCGGGGATGTTGTCACGTATCAGAACCGTGAATATCTGGTGAAATCGGTAGACCCTTATACCTCGTATGGGGCGGGTTTTGTTCAGGCGCACTGTGAATTGTTGCCTTTTGATGGAGGACGTTCATGAACACCTCAGAACAGGCAGGCTGGTTAACACCGGACAGTGAACCAGTTTACGACGAAGCCTTAGAGCGGCTACTCAGTCAGTGGCTGCGGGCGGTGTCTGGCTTGCCTGCCGGGAGCGTCCGGCCTCGTTGGACAGCGGTTCAGGCAGCGCAACCTCCCGCTGATTCAGACTGGTGCGGTTTCGGGATTGTTGAACTACCTGCTGATGATAATCCCGCGTATGCCAATCAGACGCCTGAATATGGGGAACTCTGGCGACATGAAGAGTTTGAATGTTCAGCATCGTTCTATGGTCCCCACAGTCAGCGCTATATCAGCCGTTTTCGAGATGGGATCAGCCTCAGCCAGAACAATGCAGAGCTGAATAAATCAGGGCTGTCTGTGGTGAGACACCGCGGTATTACCACGTTTCCCGAACTTATCAATAACCAGTGGGTACGCCGCTATGACATTACTGTCATCTTGCGGCGTAAGGTTGTGCGTCGGTATGGCACGAAAGCCTTAAAGGACGCACCCGTTAAATTCTTTGGAGATTAACCCTTATGCAGGGCTTACCTATCAGCAGCATTGTTAATGTCAAAATTAACATGGCCCCCCGTGCCGCATCGAGCCGCAACTTTGGTTCGTTGCTGATTGTCGGGGGCAGTAACGTGATTAACACGCACGAACGGCTGCGCTATTACACCGATATTGAAGCCGTCGGCGCGGATTTCGGTATGGAGACCCCGGAGTATCAGGCCGCCGCCTTGTACTATTCCCAGTCTCCCCAGCCGATAGATTTGTATATCGGGCGTTGGGCGAAAACGCAGGTGTATGCGGCCTTACGCGGTGCGGTACTCAACCGGTCAGAACAGGCTATGAGCCGCTTTACCGTTATCTCAGATGGCTCGTTTAAACTGAATCTCGACGGCAAAGATACCCTTATCACCGGCGTTGATTTCAGCAAAGAAACCAATCTCAATGGGGTGGCGGAACGTATCGCGGAGAGGCTGAAAAATGCCGCCGTGCGCTGGGACAGTGTCTCTTCCCGCTTCACCGTCTCATTACAAGCCGCAGGCAAACTGGGGTATCTCACCCGCGCTGACAGCGGTTCTTACCTTGGTGATTTGCTGAAACTGGATGAAGCCGCCGGCGCAACGGCGATTGCCCCCAGCGAACCGGAAACCATCGCCGAAGCGGTGAAAGCACTGGGTGAAGTGTCCGGTGCATGGTATGGGCTGCTGATTGCCGACACCTCACTGACCGACCGCGATGTAATGAGTGTGGCACGGTATATTGAATCGACCTCCGTTGTGCGGATTTACGGGCATACCGTCGTGAAAACCGACGTGCTTGACCCGGATGTGGTGACCGATATCGGTTCACAACTGAAAGGTGCCTTTTTAGGCCGGACACTGTGGCAATATTCCTCACAGCCGTATGCGATAGCCTCACTCTTCGGGCGCATGTTCACGGTGAATTTTCAGGGCAACCGCACCACCATCACCCTGAAATTCAAGCAAGAGCCTGCCGTCAGTGCCGAATTGCTGACGGCAACACAGGCCAGTGCGCTGAAAACCAAGAATGGCAACGTCTTTGTCCATTACAACAATGACACCGCCATTATCCAAGAGGGTGTGATGGCAAACGGCACGTTCATTGATGAGCGCCACGGACTGGACTGGTTACAGAATTATGTCCAGACCAACCTCTATAACCTGCTGTACACCTCGACCACCAAAATACAACAGTCCGATGAGGGTGTGACTCAATTGCTCGCCAATGTGGAGCAGTCACTGGCGCAAGGCGTGACAAACGGTCTGATAGCACCGGGACGCTGGGGTGGGGATTCTTTCGGGGCACTCAACCGGGGCGATACGCTGACCAAAGGTTATTACACCTACGCCCCGCCGATTGCGGAACAGGCACAGGCGGAACGCGAGAAACGTAAAGCCCCGGTCATTCAGTGTGCCATCAAACTGGCAGGTGCGGTGCACTTTGCTGATGTCATTATTAACGTAAACAGGTAAGAACATGGCGAATACTTATTCATTTATCGACGTGTCCGCCACCATTACCGGTATCGGCGGTTCGGTGGATTTAGGCAACGGGGCGGCAACCTCCGAAGAGGGGATCGTTATCGCCATGCTGGAAGCCAAAAACACCATGACCATTAGTGCGGACGGGGAAGTCATGCACTCCCTGCACGCGGGTAAGGCAGGCACCATTACCGTGACCCTGCTGAAAACCTCTCCCGCTAACGCTAAGTTAGGGATGATGTACAACGCCCAGCAGTTCTCGTCAGCAACATGGGGCAATAACATCATCCTGATCCGCAACAAGGTATCCGGGGACACTATCGCGGCACGGTCAGTCTCCTTTCAAAAACTGCCTGACCTCTCTCACGCCAAAGTCGGCAATACCAACAGTTGGGTGTTTGACTGCGGCAAAATCGACACCATCTTAGGCACATTTTAACGGAGTCACACATGGAATTTGAAATTAGCGGGAAGAAATATCGCGCAGGCAAACTGAATGCGTTTCAGCAGCAGGATTTAGCCGTGGCACTTGTGCCGGTAGTGCCTGCCCTCAAAGGTATCTGGGAAAATCTCAAACCCTCCAGCGTGGACAGTGAGGGTAAACCGGTCTTTGCCCCAGACGATATGATTGACCTGATTAGCCCCCTCGTGGACGCAGTGCGCTCACTCGACAAAACTTCTCGCCATGAAATTAACGAAATCTGCCTGTCGGTGGTCAGTCGGGAGCACGGGAAATCGTGGTCAGAAGTGTACACCGGCGGTCTACTGATGTTTGACGATATCAACGGACTGGATTTGCTGAAAATTGTCGGTCAGGTGATCAAGGATGCACTGGGGAATTTTTTTCCCGCCCTGTCCGGGAGCGACGCATCATCCCCGGACAGCCCAGCCTTGAACTGAGTACGTTACCGAACGGGCGCTATTATCTGATGCGCCCGGTGCGTTACGGCATGTGTCAGGCAGAGTCGCTGGAAAATGGCAAAGTGGACTTGGCCTTCATCGCCCTGATGAACGAGTATCTGGATGTGGAAGCCGAAAACGAGGCGCTGATAGCACGGTGGAGAGATGAGCAACACTAACGCAGATGTGATTAAAGAGTTTCTGATATCGCTGGGCTTTAACATTGATAAGCCGAGCGCAAAGAAATTCAGTGCAACGGTAGCCGGTGTGACCGCCAACGTGCTGAAGTTCGGCGCTGTCGTGGAAGGGGCTGCGGCCTCTGTCGTCGGCTTTACCGCAGTCGCGGCAACCCAGCTCGATAAACTGTACTGGCAGGCGCAGCGCACCGGCGCGGCGGCTGAACAAATCAAGTCGCTGGGGTATGCCGTCAGTCAGGTGGGCGGGACGGTGGAGGGTTTGAACTCTTCACTGGAGAACGTGGCGCGGTTCTTACGTAACAATCCGGGCGGCGAAGGCTTCCTGCGCAATATGGGGATTCAGACCCGTGATGCGAATGGGCAGCTTCGGGATACCGCTTCCTTAGTGGCACTGGTGGGCGAACGGTTATCCGGTATGCCGTCTTACCGGGCAAATATGTACGCCAATATGCTGGGTATCGATGAGAATACGATGCTCGCCATGCGTCGCGGGATGGGCGGGTATGCGTCAGATTATCGCCAGATGATGCGCACGATGGGCTACAACCCGACCGCCGCAGCGAAACAGGCCAATGCCTTTATGACCGAGTTTTACCGGTTAAAATCGGTGATGGGTATAGGCAAGGATAAAATCGGCGGGGAGCTGTCACGGGTATTGACTCCCAGCATGGAAAAGCTCACCAACCTGATACTGAAACACTGGCCCACTATCGAAAAAATCATCATGTCGGTGGTGAAAGCGATCCTCGTCATGTCTGACATACTGGGGCAGATGGTTTACCGGAGCGTGCAAGGGATACAGGATATCATCGGTTGGTGGCAACGGCTGGATGAGGGCAGCCAGAATCTGATTAAAGTATTTGGTCTCGTTGCTGCGGCATGGTGGGCGCTAAATTCTAAGTTCCTGTTCTCACCTATTGGTGCACTGACTGTCTTGTTGTCGGCTTTATTCTTGCTCTATGACGACTATCAGACATGGAAAGAAAAAGGGGATAGTGAATTTGATTGGGGTAAATGGGAAGGTGCGCTTAAAAAGATCAAAACGGAAGTTACCGGGTTAACAACGGAATTTAAAGCGCTGGGCATCGAAATAATGGATTTAATCGGTATTGACGTTGAAAAATGGTCATTAAAGTTTGAGTTCGAAAGTCTGTTAAAGAGCTTGGGTGGCTTAAGTGAAATGCTCTCACACTTGGTAGCTGCGTTAAATCATCTCAATAACGGCGATTTTACCCTCGCTTGGGAAGAACTTAAACAAGCATGGAATGGCAGCGAGAAAAATAAACAAGAGACAAACACGATAGGGAGCAAAGCCGGAGAACGCCATCACGATATGGTGAAAGACTGGTATTTCTCTTTAAATAACAAACTGAACGAATATTTACCCGAATGGATGGGCGGCACTCCTGCTAAGGATAAACCAGCGGCTGAAAAAGGAGCGAAAACCCTCACGCGCGGGGAACGCAACAATAACCCCTTAAACATAAATTTTGCCAAACAAAAAAATGCCGTTTTGGAAAGTGGTAAAGGCGCTAGATTCGCTCAATTTGACACGATATATAACGGGTTGGAGCGTACCGCTTGGCAGCTCAGGCGTTACTTTAATGGGTTGACAGATGGTGTTAAACGGCAATCTGTGGAAGCTATCGTGAAAAAGTGGGCCCCTAGAGAAGATAAAAACGATACCGAGGGTTATATCACTCGTGTTGCTAAGGCGTTAGGGGTAGGCCGTTCCGATAGATTAGACCTGAATAACCATGATGTTATGTACGCCCTGATGAACGCCATGAGTCCGGAAGAAATAGGGAAACCACTTCCTTATTCTAAGTCACTTGTCATGGCTGCAATCACTGGAGCGCCAGATCCAACAAAGGCCTTAGCGAAGAATGGTGGTTTTAACTTTGACCCCCGAATGTTCGATAACGCAGAGGCCAATATCAACAACATGCTGACCTCTTCCAGTTACACACCGGAATATCTGCGTAAAGCTGATGCTCTGGCGCAAAATCAGATGAATTTTGAGCAGAATCTGACGATTAACATCACTGGTGTTCAGTCACCGCATGAAGCCGCTACGTTAACCGAGGGCGCAGTACAGCGCAGTAACGCGATACTGGCACGTAACCTACAAACCAAGGTGAGCTGATGGATATTTTATCTGTGTTGTTTTCTCAGGGAACGAGAAAAATAGGCATGATAGTACCGAGCGTGGTCATTTCAGAGAAACACCAAGACTCGACGGAGATTACCGAGCATCCGGTACAACGCGGGGCGGCAATTAGTGATCATGCTTATGACCGACCATCAGAGGTGACAATGGAACTGGGCTTTGCGGGGGGCGGTTCGCTGATTGATTTTCTTGATTTAGGGACAGGCTTTTCATTCGGCAAAAGCCCCAAGGCCGTCTATCAACAGTTACTGGCGCTGAAAGCCTCAAAAGAGCCGTTCAACGTGACTACAGGCAAGCGCCAGTATAAAAATATGCTGATCCGCGCCATTGAAGTGACCACAGATAAAGCCTCTGAAAACGTCCTGATGGTTACATTAACCTTGCGTGAGGTGATTATTGTCGATACCGCAACGGTTAAAGGGATTGCCGCACCCCCTGAAAGGATGAAATATCCGTTAGATACGGGGCCTGTAGTGGATAAAGGCACTAAAGCGCCTGTTGAAATCAAAAATAGAAGCCTAATAAAAATAACAAGAAAAGCCCTTGAGAGGTTTATCAATGAATATGATTGAGATCCCCCTGCAATCAGGAAACCAGCAATTTGATATCCAATTAGGCGGCGTTAACTACCGAATGCGTTTACAGCACAGGGATTGTGCCGGGTGGGTGTTGGATGTTATGAACCTGAATAGTGAGCCGATAGTGTCAGGTATCCCCTTAGTTTTTGGGGTGGATATATTGGCTCAATACAGTTACTTGGGCTTTAACGGGGAGTTGATTTTTTATGGTGATGATCCAATAAATGAGACGGACAAGGAAGAGTTAGGTAGAAACAACAAGCTATACTTTGTTTCATTATAATCATTAAACAAATACCGCTGGAGTTCCAATGCTAAATAAAATAGTTGTTGTATTGATGTTTTTATCGGGGGTTGCGGGAGCCTCCTCTACACTCAATGAATTGGGGGTATATAGAGATAAAAATTTCAATATATTAGTTACGGATGGACGGTACTCTTGCAGTATATACCCCTATAGCCAACGTACTAAGGATGCGGAGCTTGATTCTTTACCCGTCATAGGTGAATCCATCATTACTATTGAAAGTGACAAACATAGTGATTCAAAGAGAATGCTCATTGTGTCTCACAACGGAATGAAGATCGAAACTCCATTTATGATAAACCTGAGAAAAGGGTCAACAGAGACAGTTTATGCCACGATGTCTAGGGAAGATATGTATGTTTTAGCTATTAATGAACCTAAAGGAGTGATTGCTATCATTAAAAGAGAGGGGGAAGGTAACGAGACAAACGTGATGATGGCTAACTGTACGTTATAATATTAGTAAAAAAGCCCTCGCTATAGGGCTATTTTATCTAGGAATTACTGACTCCAAATAAGCTCGATTGTATTCACAGGAACAGTTCTCTTCGATTAGTTTTATAATATCTATATCAGAGGGAAGTTTCTTACCTTCCATTTTAGTACACCAAGCACAATCATCACCATCTCGCACGCCGCGATAAATAACATTTTTAACACTTATAGTTTTTCGGACTCTCTGTAGTTCTTTTGCGTGATGAAATTTTGATCTGGCTGATTGGTATAAAGTATTACAAACGACTTTTGGATTAGAACCATACTTTTGCAATCCTAAATTGGTAAGAGATAATACTAACTCTTTAGTTGAATATTTTACTCTGGTATTAATATTCAACTTTATTTTTTCATCTTTTGTTAGCTCTGTTCCGTTTTTTATAATATCTATTTTTTTAGTGAGGTGGTTATAGATTAACTCACGATGTTCAGATTTAATATATTTAGATCTATAAACTTCTCTTTTCAGGAAATCATTGAACTCTACAGGATAACCATAAGCATTTTTTTCATTTATACCGAATAGCTTCAAAATAAGTTTAAACATGCGTAGTCCTCAGTAAGTTAGTAAAAAGCCCCATTAAAGGGGCTTATTTTTTGCGTGAGGTTTGCGCTTCAAGTTTCTCTATCCGTGAAATAAGACTCACTATTACAGAATTTTCAGATTCTGTAAGTTGATATGGTTTTATATTAAGCCATGCTTCAAGTGCCGCAATGATCTCAGAATTCATAGACCGTCCATTTTGCTTAGCACTTTCAGCAACAGCATCGCGCATCCCCTCTGGAAATCGGAGATTGAACTTATCTTGCATTTGACTTGGATACTTTGTCATCTTTGTATTCCCCATACACTGATAAAAATATTGTAGGATTAACTTGACACCCCGCGCAATGGTGGTAAATTAATATCAATGGTGTCAAATTAATCCTAAGGAGGCTGGCAATGAATACTGATTTAGACACACGAAAGAAGACTGCAAAGATGCAGTTAAGGCTGACTGAATACTTAAAAGATCAAGTTTGTAAGTTTGCGAAAAAGGACGGCATTTCACAGAATTCAGTGATAAATCAAGCGGTAGCTTGGTATACCGAGGAAAGGAATAAAAGTGAAGCAGTTGAACAATAAAAGCAAAACCCCAACGGCTGCAACCATCGGGGCTTCAAAAACGTTAACAAACCAACAAGGAAATAACGCTATGAGTATTTTAGCAAATAACAATCTGCCTGTCATCGCTGGTGTAGAAATCACAACCGATTCAGAAGGCCGTTTCAATCTGAATGCTCTTCATAAGACGAGTGGTTACGGTGAACATAAGCGCCCTTCAAAATGGCTTGCAACTGAACAGGCTAATGAGTTGATTCATGAACTTAAAGAGCAAAGCCCGATTTCGGGCTTAGGTCAAGAAGTAATCAAATCCGTACGTGGTGGTGTCACTCCCGGCACTTTTGCGCATGAACTTCTCGCTGTTTCATATGCCGGTTGGATAAGCCCCGCGTTCCAATTACAGGTGAACCAAACTTTCATTGACTACCGTTCTGGGAAGTTGGCATCTCCTCGCATACCTAATATGAAAGAACTGGCTTTCATGGTGATTCAGGCCGAGGAAGAGAAAGAGCGGTTATTACTTGAAAATAAAGACCTTGAAGATCAAGTGTCAGAAATGAAACCGGATGTTGAGGCATTCGAGCGCATCGCCAAGAAAGCGAACGGCAGTATGTGCATTACTGACGCAGCAAAACACCTTCAAATAAAACCGAAAGCGTTGTTTAACAGACTGTCTTCAATGAAGTGGATTTACCGCCGTGCAGGTTCTGGTAACGGCGAAAGGCATTGCGAAATTAGCCAAGATATTAGATGTAGCCGCGTAAATACTGATCTTTTTAACAGAATTAACTAATTTAACAATGATTATCGACATATACAACGAGTATTAAATCATTATAGGCATAGTGAAAGTTTAATATTCGAGGTGGTTCGCAATTTAAAATGAACTTCCTTTACAAAAAGTTACATTCACGTAATAAATAGTTCCGCTTCAAAACGGCGAAGCCCCCCAGCTAGTTGCAATAGTCTGGAGGGCTTCTATTAAAACCGTCTACAAACCTAATGGTAAGAGGTATAGACAATGACTATTATATCAGTTAATGAAACTGGTGACGCAAATGGCGTAACAACGAAAGCGCAATTTTATGAAGGCGCTCAAAAAATCACCCCCGAAAATGAGGCGGACGGTAAGGTTCTGGTTGACCAAGAAGTCTTCTGGCGGTTACGTAGAGACATCTTTAATTCTCATCAGGTCATGGTTGATGCCCAAAAAACGATGACTAATGCGCAGAAGAAAATGGAATATGCTCAAAAGCTCATGACTGAGCTACTTAACCGGATGCGCTTCATCCATGAGTAACGAAGTTCTTTCACGATAATATTAAGCCCTATCACGGGGCTTTTTTCTTTTCTACGGAGTCACCATGTCAAAACAATGGCTTCGCGAGTGCAAGCTGATTGTGGCGGATAAGAAAGGGGACGGCATCGATTTATCCGAACTGGCCATCAAGTTCAGTATTACCCGCCCCAGCGTGATGTATCTCGCTACCGGTATCTTCAAAATCTACAACCTGAGCAAAGAAACCCGCAATAAAATCCGCCAGAACGAGTACAAGACGATTCAGTTTACTGCCGGGTACAGAGGCAACATCGGTCAGATATTCCATGGACAAATCCAGTACACCTACACCGGACGCGACAGCCCCACGGAGACCTATGTGGTGATACAGGCCGGTGATGGAGACCATGCGTATAACAACGCGACCGTCAATATCACCCTGTCAGCGGGTTATACGCAGCAGGATGTGGATCGGCTGATGATGCGGGAGATTGGGCCCTACGGGATAGTGAGCGGCCCGCGTCCTGAATTTCCGTCTGTGATTGCCCCACGGGGTAAAGTTTTCTTCGGCATGCACCGCGATGAAATGAATATTTTCGCCAGGCAGAACAATGCGGAATGGCGCTATGAAAACGGGCAGTGCCTCGTTATCCCGAAGCAAACCTACCTGACTGAGGCCGTAGTGTTGAACTACGACACCGGGTTAATCGGAATGCCGGAGCAGACCATCGGTGCGGGGATTAATGTGAAGTGTTTAATTAACCCCAAAATTAGGCCGGGAACGTTAATCCGGTTGGATAACAGCGCAATTAATGAGGCGGGCAAATCTACGGGTGTAATTTCCTCTCAAAAGCCCGATGACGAAATTCCCGCCGCGACTGATAACGACGGGGATTATGTGGTAATTAACGTCAGTTACTTCGGTGAAACCCGAGGAAAGACGTATTACATGGATTTGGTTTGTGTGGCGAAATCTGACCAGACACTCTTTAAACAATCGGCGTTAACACTAGACACGAGACAATCATGATCACAAACTTTGAGCGCCTTAACCAACCGGAAACCCCCTTCCTGCTGATGCAGGAGTCCATCCGCTCAGGGCTGTATGTTGCAATACCAAGCATTATTCAGTCCTTTAATGCCGATGCCGTAACGGTCACTGCGCAGCCTGCGATACGCGGCAAAATCATCAATAGTAAAGGTGAAGCGGAATCGGTAGCCTTGCCGTTGCTGGTGGACGTGCCGGTTATCTTCCCGCGCGGGGGCGGCGTCACGCTGACGTTTCCGATTAAACCGGGGGATGAATGCTTAGTGGTGTTTGCTGACCGCTGCATCGATTTCTGGTGGCAGAACGGCGGCATACAAGAGCCGGTAGACCCACGACAGCATCATCTGTCTGATGGGTTTGCGCTGGTTGGCCCGCAGTCACAGGCGCAGAAAATCAGCAACATCAGTACCCAATCCGCTCAGTTGCGTACCGACGATGGCGCAGCCTATATCGAATTAACACCGGGCAGTCACCATGTCACAGTGATCACCCCCGGCAAACTGACCGCTACTGCATTGGGGAATACGGAAATCACCTCCCCCGAAATTGTGCTGAACGGCAATGTCACCATTAACGGCAACTTGTCTCAGGGTATGGGCGCAAATGGTGGACAGGCCACTATGAATGGCCCGGTAAATGTGAAAAACGATGTAACCGCAGGCGGGATTAGTCTGATGAAGCACAGGCACAGCGGGGTCAGAACCGGCGATGGCACGACAGGGGGGCCACAATAATGCGCTACCGACGACAGGACAGTGACGGCGATTACAGCTTCGGGCAAGGGGACAATACGTTTCTGGTCGATACCCCCGAAACCGTGGCGCAGGCGGTCAAAACGCGACTGGATTTATGGCGCGGGGACTGGTTTTTAGATACGGAAGAAGGCACACCCTATCGTGAGGCAGTGTTAGAAAAAAACTACACCAGTGCGCTCGCCCTTGAGGAGCGCATTCTGGAAACCGAAGGGGTGACCGACATTATCACACTGGATGCAGAACGTGACCCGGACACCCGAAAAATCACGATAACCGCCACCCTTAATACCCGCTACGGCAAAACCACCCTCTCCCACGAACGGTAACTTATGCTTAATTTAGATACGTTAGGGCTTGCGGCCACCATTACCGCGAGCGGCATTACTGCGCCCGATTACCCGACGATATTGTCCCGGCTGACCGGGTTTTTTCGCCAGATTTACGGTGAGGATGCATACCTTGAACCGGACAGCAAAGACGGTCAGATGCTGGTAATTTATGCACTGGCGCTTCATGATGCGAACAACGCCTTGATTGCCGCCTATAACTCGTTCAGCCCGGCAACCGCCACCGGAGCAGCCTTGTCGAATAATGTGGCAATTAACGGCATGACCCGCCACCGGACGACAAAATCCACCTGTGATGTGGAGATTATCGGGCAGGTGGGCACGGTCATCAAAAATGGCACGGTGCGCGATGTACAGGGGTACTCATGGCGATTGCCGGATACCGTCACGATTGGGACACACGGCACTGTGACTGTCACCGCCACTTGCCAGACTCAAGGCGGGATTACCGCCGCTATCGGGGATATTGCTGACATCGGCACACCGACACGCGGTTGGCAGAAAGTGATTAACCACACTATCGCCACGCCGGGGCGGGCGGTGGAAACAGATGGTGAGTTACGAATACGCCAGCGGCATTCGGTTGCCCTGCCCTCACGCACGGTACTGGATGGGATACTGGGGGCAATCAGTTTAATCCCCGGCGTTTCACGGTTACGGGGCTTTGAGAATGACACCGGACAGCCCGACGAATACGGCATTCCGGGCCACTCTATTGCGATGATTGTTGACGGTGGAGACGCCAGCACCATAGCCCGTACCATTGCCCTGAAGAAAACACCGGGCAGTGGCACGTTTGGCGATACGGTGATTAAAGTGGCTGACCGCTATCAAATCACCCACCCGATACGGTTCTCGCGTCCGGTAGATGTGCCGGTGTTTATTGAAATCCACCTCACCCCTTTTGATGGGTATACCACCTTGGTAGGCGATCGGATTAAAGCCGGTGTTGTTGGTTATATTAACGCCGTGCATATCGGCGACAGTGTGTACCTGACCAAACTGTTTACCCCGGCAAACCTGCCCGGTGATGATGAAGGGAAAACCTACGATATCACGGACATCAAAATCGGGCGCACCGCAGACACCGTTGTGATGGGTAATTTAAAAACCCACTATAACGAGGCGGTTATCTGTCAGCCTGAAAATATCAAACTGGTGGTGACATGAGAGATTATCAAAAACTCATCACCCCGCAGCACCGGACAGCCCGGAAATTCGTCAGTCATATCGACCTTATCACCCGCTCACTTTCAGACATCAACCAACAAGCCCGACAACTTAATGACGCTTTCTCTCTGGATAAGGCGGTGGGCGTGCAACTGGACGCTGTCGGTGAGTGGATAGGCTTATCGCGGTATGTGAAGACACCGATTGTCGGGGTGTATTTCTCGCTGGATACCGCAGGGCTGGGATTCGACGAAGGGAGCTGGAAGCGCCGCTACGACAGTGACAGCGGCTTCACCGAGCTGGACGATGAGACCTACCGGACATTGCTACGAGTGAAAATTGAGGCCAATCACTGGGACGGCTCCAGTGAGGTGCTGGCGCGAATTTACCAGCGGATATTGCCGGACAGCAAGACTACCCTGTTTTTCGTGGATAACCAGAACATGACGATGGATGTGTTTATGACCGGCGGCACGATACCAGAGGTGATTAAAGCCGTCATTCGGCAAGGGTATCTCAACATCAAGCCGGAAGCGGTACGGGTCAATAACTACATCAATTCAGCCGAGTGTGGGCTGTTTGGTTTTGACATTCAACATGATGTCGTCGCGGGTTTTGATACCGGCGGTTGGGCAGTTAAATTGTGAGGAAAGCATGGCAAAAAATGAATTTCTGCCGTTCGGTATTGCCGACGGCGCAAACGTCTTAGATAACGACGAGTACAGCAAATTGGCGGCTCGAACGAACGGCTTTAATTCAGGGGTGGCAAAGTCACAGGAACTGAATAAAGTCTGGCGACAAGCGAGTGTGATAGCCACGGTAGTCGCCCAGTTTATCGCGGAGACCAACAATCAGGATGTGCTGGATGATGGGAATTTGCAGACATTACAGACCGGATTACTCAGCGCGCTGAAAGCAACAGTCAGCTCCAATGTACCCAATGCCTCGCTGACAACCGCAGGTATCACAAAGCTGAGCAATGCGACAGACAGTGATGCAGAAAACATAGCGGCAACCCCGAAGGCGGTGCGTCAGGTCAACGACGCCCTCAACACCAAACAGGACAAAGGCGACTATGCCACTAACGCCGCTCTGAATGCCGTCAACGACAACGCCAACAGTCGTCTGGAAAAAGCAAAGAACGGGGCGGATATCCAGAGCAAGCCGGAGTTTGTG